TCCTCGGTTGCATCCTCCTTCATTATGGGCAAATGGTCATAGGTGAGGATATTTTTGCGACCGCGCGTATCGGTTCCAAGTTCTTTTGTCATGGTTTCGGCAAGGTCATTAGCAACCGGTATAATTCCATTCTGATAAGTAGCCTTTTCGCCTTGCGCTTTGTTCTCATAAGTTGCACCTTTAACGGACGGGTAAATGTCGCGGTCATGGTTATAGGCTGCTATAATCGCCGAAAAATCTTCCTCTATTTCCTCGAAGAAAAGCAAATCCTTTGTAGGGTAGCCAATAGGCTGATAATTGAGCGCGGCGTTAGTTATAATCAAATGTGAGCGGTCGGAAAATGGATTACGCTGCTTCTGGAAACTATCCTCTATGCGCTTGCGTTCCTGTTCCCCCAGCGGAATACCACCCTCGCTATCTTTGGTAGAACTGCTTAGAATACCTTTTGCGCCTAGCTCGTTCATTATGATATTGCGGCTTTGCAGGGCAACCACGATATTACTAATGGGCTTAATCAACCCCTCAATCTTGCTTCTGCCTTTTATTGGCATGCGATTGTAAGCCTTGTAAATTATATCCTTAGGTTCATAGGTTCGCTGATAAGTATTGCTGGTTCCCATTGAGCCAACCCAACGAATGCGGTACTCTTTTATAATCCCACTCATTTCGGTTTGGTCGAACAGGTTGCCCGTTGGAGCCAGCTCCATAAACGCGCTAGGTAGGTGCCACAACGCTTTAGGCTGTGCATTGAAATAAGATGCGCCGCTTAATTTATAAGTGAATGTGTTAGCCCATATAGCCCTGTAAATGTAATATTGCTCTAGCCAGCTTTTGCTATTCTGTAAAACGTTGGGCTGATTAAGCAGGGCTAATGATGGGTCGGTTGGGAACTCTTGATTTTCATCGGTTGCTGAAACGCATTTCCATATCCCATTACCAAACATTTCTGCGCCGCGATTAATAACGATATTGAGGTGAGGGCAGTCCTCGTATGGCTTCGCTAAATCGGTATAATCTATCCATATCGGGGTAGTGCTATTGAGGTAGTAATTACCGTAAATGTTAGACGGGGCTACCTTGCGCCAATTCCAAATGCGCCCGAACCAACCACCAAAGGAGGGAATAATCATTTTGTACGAAATTATACCATTTTATTTGAACTTATCTAACCCGAATGCTAACACACGCCGCGCGGCCGCTTTAATACCGACTACACTTAGCCCTACCTTCATATCCTTTTCGCATATCCATGCATCGCATAGCTTACAATATTTGCACTTCTTTTGGTTATAATCCTTGTCAACCAGCCTGCATACATCGCACTGGATATACTTAGCCTGACCGTTAAAGCAGGTGCGGCAACTCATGGGAATAAGTGAGAAAGTGTTGATGAAACCATTTTTGTTAAACCACTAAGTGCATCAGGGGCATCGTCTTTTCCATCATTTTCTTTTATATCTTTATTATAATTGCAAATCTGCTGTAATGCCAAATCATAATCGGAGCCAGATTCTATTTCACTATCAAGCAGAAAATAAACATAATCCATTACAAACAATTCACTATTCAATATTCGGGTATGTTTATTTGTTGTGCTTGTTGCGCTCCATATCTTTTCGGGAGAAACCTCTTCTCTCATATTTTTAATAACTACGCTGCCCTGATTGTTAGATTCAACTCTCACGGCATCTAAATTATGCTTTTTTATCCTTGCTATTGCCGCTGGTTGAGTTATAGTAAGGTTTGAATAACTGAAATAGAAATCAACTATAAACACGCGGCCCCTATAAATATAACCAATCGGAAAAGCAAAAGCATCCGCTCCCTCATCTGCAATATCAATATAGCCATATCTAGCTTCCGCTAAATCTATTTTGAGGCCACTCATAGAGAATCGTTTCAACTTATCGCGCTCAAATAATGTTCCCTCTAAATTCAATTTCCAACCGCCGATAATCTCAAACTCGTAACGCTTTTTATTTTTGAGTTTAATATCTTCAATCACTTGTAAAATTGAATCGCTAATATTTTCAAGATTATCCAAATAGGTTGTATGTATATGGCATACATCATGACGCGTACAATGTGGGACATTATATCCGGCAACATTTACCAACTCATAACTATCCTTAAAAAACTTCTGCCAAATCCAATGCGTACGAATGGTTGGATTAAGAATTAATATAACCCTATTGGTTGCCGATTTTTCTCGAATCGACATATCAATTTTATCAAACGTCTCTTCGTCGGGTAACTCTTCCGCTTCATCAATAACCCACGTAGTAATACCCTGAATTGATTTTAGCGCAGCAGTTTGAATGCCGGCACTTGTTTTTATGCCTCTGAAAATTATACTGCTCCCACTTTTGATATTGGTTATTTCCTTGTCGGTTATTATAAAATCTTTTTCGGCATTGAGTAGCTCAATTTTTTGTTTGAACTCCGGTATAATTGAAATATCAGCCGATACCATTGTATAGCGGGTGAACAATATTTTATGCCCTGCCTCATAAAGTAAATGGCAAAGAAATATAGCACTATGAAAAGACTTAGCCGCAGCCCGACCCCCGGTTAAAATAAAATACCTTTTATTGGATGTATAAAGCGGCTGAAACTTTTTATTCAGTCTTACCATCTGCTTTCGGTTCCACCCACGTGGCTACAGGAATTGAGCCTTTAATTTCTCCGGAGTGTTCTGTTTCAATCTTATCCCTCCATTTTTTAGGCGCGCGATTCTTCAGGAAGAAAATCATTGAGGCCGGGTCTGGTGGATAGTGTTTAACTATTGGCGTTTTTATAATCTCACCTTCATACATTTTAATATCAACATCATCATGCTCATACCCGATAGCGCGCTTATAAAGCGACATTGCAACATTCCCATTTGCAACATCTTTGCCTGATTTTATGGACTCCGAAAAATCTGGATATTCTAACTTCCATAGGTTTAAAGTTGATTCAGATATTTCAAAAAACTCAGCTAATTCCCTATCAATTAGCCCCAAAAGGCATAATTTATATGCCTGCTCGCAATACTCCGCTTTGTAGTCTGTGGGCCTTCCAACTTCTGCCATGTTCACAAAAATAACTAAAAAATTACCAGAATGTCAACAAAAGCGACGAAATTAGTTTAACATTTGTACGCTTAACGACGAGAAGTTAGAATAGCTTTAATTGCGCTTTATATTGCTCAAATCGCTTACAACTAGCATCGAAATAATCTTTATCCAATTCATAGCCATAAAAATCGAATCCCATATCATAGGCGGCGATTCGTGAACTACCGGAGCCTAAATGCGTGTCCAATATTTTATCGCATGAATTTGCGAATGTTTTAAGTAGGTATTTATATAGTTGTTTTGGTTTTTGGGTAGGGTGAATTTTAGTGGATTTATCTGGTGATATCCCACTCGATGCATATTTAAACATTTTAGCTGGTTTATCAAAAGAAGTCCACGCCATCTCCCACTGAGAAAAATTATCCCAGTATTGTAGTTTATCCCAACAAATAACACATCGTGTCGGTGGTAATTCAAAATAATTTCCACCCCAAATTATTTGATTTTTAGAAACACGCATAAGTTCAATGAAATATTCTTTAGGTGGCTTTTCAAAATCCCAATCACTATGCATCGTCTGAAGCGATATCCCCTTAAGTTTTCCAGCCCCTCGATTTAATCGACCTTTTTTTATTTTTTGTGCTGCAGAATCATATTTACCATGATTTTTAGACCCATTAACCAAAGCCCCCATTTGCATATTAGCGGCGTTTATCCCATACGGTGGGTCAACAATAGCCAACTCAAAATATTTATCAGGAAAATATTTCATAGCTTCCATGCAATCTCTATTTTCAACTATACTAATCGGCATGTTTCACAAAATTTTCATTTAAAATATTTTCCTGTTTGTATATTGAAATTCTAACCTCCCGCAAATCTCTCGCTATCATTTCTACCTTTCTCATAGCCGCCTCTAACTCCCGTTCTAACCTGAACTTATCCTGAAATAATAAATCGAGTACGGGGTCTTTCATAGCGATTGAATTTTACTGATTAGGTCGCGGTATTCATGCGCCGCTTTTGCATCGGGTTTGGCTTCCAATTCTTCTACTACGGCGCGAATGTGTTTTATTACAACCTCTTTGCCGTACTGTGAAATTAAGGTAAGCCATTTATTAGAATTTCCCTTTTTGAGTAC